GTTCAGTAACCCGAGGCGCAACACGGGGTATTTTTACGAGTGTTTTAACAGTAAGAGGGATTTTTGGGCGACTAGGGTGGTGGATGCTAGGACGGTGGAGGGAACGGACAAGGCGGTGTATGAAAGGATTATTCAGGAGTATGGTTCTGAGAGTAGTCAGGCGCATGTGGAGGTGTATGGGATGTTTCCGTCAGAGGGGGATGATCAGTTTATACCGGCTGACATTGTGGACGAGGCGATGGGGAGGGATAAGTACAAGGATGAGACTGCGCCAATTATTATTGGTGTGGACCCTGCGCGGTTTGGTGCGGACGCTACGGTGATTGCAATCCGTCAAGGGAGGGACATTGTGAAGATTATGCGGCATCGGGGGGATGATACGATGACGGTGGTGGGGCATATTATTGAGGCGATTGAGGAGTGGAAGCCTGCGTTGGTGGTGATTGATGAGGGCGGGTTGGGTGCGGGTATTGTGGATCGGCTGAAGGAGCAAAGGTATAAGATTAAGGGCGTCAACTTTGGGAACAAGAGTGCGAGTCCTATTATGTATGGGAACAAGAGGGCTGAGATGTGGGGGAAGATGAAGGATTGGTTGAGGACGGCGAGCATTCCAAAGGACAGGTTCTTGAAAACGGATTTGATTTCGCCTATGATCAAGCCTGACTCCAAGGGGACTATATTTTTGGAGTCTAAGAAGGACATGAAAGCACGGGGGTTGGCGTCACCTGATGCTGCGGATGCGATATGTGTGACGTTTGCATTTCCTGTGGCGCACAGGGAGTACAGTGAGAAAACCCGTACACTACGGACATACGACCGTGGTTCTGTAACAACCAGTTGGATGGGAAGTTAACATGGCAACGAAGAGTCAAACTGCAAAGTCAGTATCTTTATCAGTCGGGCGCGGCGAGAAGTTGCCGGTGTCCAAGGGTGCGGGTTTGACGGCCAAGGGGCGCGAGAAGTACAATGCGGCCACGGGGTCGAATTTGAAAGCGCCAGCGCCTAATCCTAAGACCAAGGCAGATCAGGGGCGCAAGGATTCATTTTGTGCAAGAATGGGTGCAGTAGCGGCAAATGCCAAAGATGGCGAACGTGCTAAAGCTGCGCTTAAACGATGGAAGTGCTAAATCATGAAATCTACTAAACCTGGCTTGTATGCCAACATTAATGCCAAACAAGAGCGTATCAAGGCTGGCTCTGGCGAGAAGATGAATAAGGTGGGCAGCAAGGCAGCGCCTACGGCCAAGGACTTTAAAGATTCGGCTAAGACGGCTAAGAAGGCGAAGTAATGCCACTGGTTAAATCAAAATCACCCGAAGCCTTTCGCAAGAACGTAAAAGCTGAAGTTAAAGCTGGCAAGCCCGTCAAGCAGGCCGTGGCCATCGCGTATTCAGTCAAACGTGAAGCAGAAAAGAAGAAGAAATAATGGCTGATCCAACCGGAATGATCGCGGCGGCTAATGTAGCTGCTGGCGGCAAGCCCAAAAAGAGTGACTCAGACATTCTGACCACGGCTCGCTCGCGGTTGGATATGGCAGTCTCTGCACTGGCTGAGAGCCGTGAAGATGAGATTGACGATCTGCGCTTTTATGCCGGATCTCCCGACAACCACTGGCAGTGGCCTGCTGACGTATTGGCCACTCGCGGTGCGGTGCAGGGTCAGACTATCAATGCACGCCCAACACTCACAATTAACAAACTGCCGCAGCACGTTCGTCAAGTGACGAATGACATGCGGCAGAACCGGCCAGGGGCCAAGGTCATTCCTGTGGATGATAAAGCCGATGTGCAGGTGGCTGAGATTTTTAATGGCATGATTCGGCATATTGAATACATCTCTGATGCGGATGTGGCGTATGACACGGCTTGTGAGAATCAGGTGTCTTATGGTGAGGGGTACATCACCTTGATGACTGAGTATTGCGATGACAATACATTTGATCAGGACATTAAGATTGGCCGTGTGCGTAATTCGTTTAGCGTCTACATGGACCCGCTGATCCAAGACCCAACGGGTGCGGATGCAACGTACTGCTTTATTACCGAAGACCTGACAAAAGCCGAATATGAGCGCCAGTATCCTGATGCTGCGCCTATTTCGACACTTCAGTCACTTGGTGTAGGCGATCAGTCAATTAGCAACTGGTTGAATGAGGATACAGTGCGTATTGCGGGGTATTACTACATTGACTACGACACAACTACGTTGAATTTGTACCCTGGCAATCAATCGGCCTTTGCAAATACGCCTGAAGACAGGATGCTCAAGGACATGTTTGGCAAACCTATCAAGTCGCGTGAGTCTGAGCGTCCACGGGTAATGTATTGCAAGATCAACGGGTACGAAATCCTTGAGCAAAAAGAGTGGGCAGGCAAGTGGATTCCTGTGATCCGTGTTGTTGGCAACGAATTTGAGGTAGATGGCCGTTTGTACGTGTCTGGTTTGGTCAGAAACGCCAAAGATGCACAGCGCATGTACAACTATTGGGTAAGCCAAGAGGCTGAGATGTTGGCACTTGCGCCTAAAGCCCCATTTATTGGCTATGGTGGGCAGTTTGAGGGTTATGAGGACAAGTGGAAGACGGCAAACACCAACAATTGGCCGTATTTGGAAGTAAATCCTGATGTGACAGACGGTCAAGGGGTTGTTTTGCCACTGCCCCAAAGGGCGCAGCCGCCAATGGCTTCTAGCGGCTTGTTGCAAGCCAAGGCAGGTGCATCGGAAGACATCAAGTCCACCACTGGGCAATACAACGCCAGTTTGGGAATGACATCCAATGAGCGTTCGGGCAAAGCCATTCTTGCGCGTCAGCGAGAGGGCGATGTAGGTACTTTCCATTATGGGGATAACCTCACCCGCGCTGTGCGCCATGTGGCCCGTCAGTTAGTGGACTTGATTCCTAAGATTTACGACACTCAGCGCATTGCTCGCATCATTGGTGAAGACGGTGAGACTAAGATGGTCAAGATTAATCCTGACCAGCCCGAGCCGGTCAACAAGATCGTGGACCAAAACGGCGTTGTGATTGAGAAAATCTACAACCCTGGCGTTGGGAAGTACGATGTCGTAGCGACCACCGGCCCTGGCTATGCGACCAAACGTCAAGAGGCACTCGAAGCAATGGCACAACTGTTGCAAGGTAATCCTCAATTGTGGCAAGTGGCCGGTGACCTGTTTGTGAAAAACATGGACTGGCCGGGCGCCCAAGAGATGAGCAAACGCTTTGCCAAGACCATTGATCCCAAGTTCTTGTCGGAGGCTGATGAGAATCCAGCGTTGCAGGCAGCGCAGCAGCAGATGGAAGCTATGGGCGCTGAGATGGAGCAGATGCACACGATGATTCAGAATGTGGGCAAGTCCATTGAGATGCAAGAGCAGCAGCGCAAGGACTTTGAGGCAGAAGTTAAGATGTACGAAGCTGAAACCAAGCGTATATCGGCGGTGCAGGCTGGCATGAGTGAGCAACAGATTCAAGACATTGCCATGGGTGTGGTTGCAGCGGCTATGGAGTCACAAAGCATGATGAACCAGATGCCTGAGATGCGTGAGGAATCCATGCCAATGGAGATGATGCCACCACCACAAGAAATGCCACCTGAACAACCTATGGGAATGCCACAATGAAAGCAAATGAATTTCTAGGCTTGCTGTTTTTGGCTCGAGATGTTGCCCATTCGGTGCATTTGAACACCCGCAGCTACAGCAAGCATGTGGCGCTCAATATATTTTATGAACGCATTGTTGGTGCGGCTGATGACTTTGCCGAAGCCTATCAAGGCAGGTACGGTTTGATTGGCCCAATTACCTTGAACTCGGCCAAAAAGACAAGCAACATCATTGAGTTTTTGCAAGACTCGCTTGAGGAAATTGAGGCGGCTCGATACGATATATGTGATAAATCTGACTCATCGCTTCAGCAATTGATAGATAATATCGTTGAAGTTTATCTAAGAACTCTGTACAAACTCAAATTCTTGGCATAAGGAAATATGATGGAACTCTTAAAACCGCTTAGCAAAACTGACTTCCCTGCCTTTTCTGTGGCTTTTACAGGCTCGGCAGGTAACACTTCTACATGGAACGCTGGTCCTCAAGGTGTAATGGTTTGGTCTGACCAACCCTGCTTTGTAGAAGTAGGTGAAGGTGCTGTGGCAACCACTTCCAGCACCCCAATCCCTGCATTTACACCTATTCCCTTTGCAGTGCCAATCACTGTCAGCGGCGTATGGCGTGTAAGCGCCATCCAAGTGTCCACTGGCGGAAATGTGTACGCCAAACCGATTAACAAGCAATGAGCTACGGCGTAGCCCTTCGCAATAGCGTTGCCATTGGTTTGAGCGGTATTATTTCGCTGTTTGGTGGGCGCGGTAGCGAACAATCGCAGAGCAATCTTCTTACCGAGTCCTCCGACAACCTCGTGCAAGAGGACGGCGGCTTGATTCTTTTGGAGTGACCTAAATGGCCGTCTTTCTTTCCCCTGTGGGCGGTGCTGCGGCCCAGTTTTTTACCAATAGCGGCATTCCTTTATCTGGCGGCAAGCTCTACACCTATGCGGCTGGCACAACCACACCCGCAACTACTTTTACCAGTGTTAGCGGCGCTACAGCCCATACCAACCCCATCATTTTAAATTCAGCGGGGCGTGTGGCTACGGGTGAGATTTGGTTAAACCCACCGCCATACAAGTTTTTATTAAAAGACAGCAACGATGTTTTGATTGCCACTTATGACAATATTTCTGGCATTGGGGCTGCAAGTTACCAAGTAGACAATTTTACTGGTACGGGATCGCAGACGGTATTTACATTAAGCGCAGCGTCATTGGGCGAAAACTTCACATTTGTTTACATCAATGGCGTGTACCAAAACAAAAATACATATACGGTTAGCAGCACAACGCTCACGTTTTCAGAAGCACCACCTCTCACTTCACTTATTGAAGTAATGTTTAACTGATTGGATTAATCATGGCAGACAGCAAAATCTCAGCACTTCCCGCTTCTACAACCCCGTTAGCGGGTACGGAAGTATTGCCCATTGTCCAAAGCAGCGCGACCAAACAGGTGTCTGTTGCTAACTTAACTGCTGGCCGTGCAATCAGCGCCACGCAACTCACTTTGACCACAGGCAATCTTATTGTCGCAAGTGGTCAAGGCATCGACTTTTCTGCCACATCGGGTTCAGGCACAAGCGAGTTGTTTAACGACTATGAGGAAGGTACGTTCACCCCTGTTGTTCTTGGCACAAGCGTAGCTGGTGCAGCTACTTACGTATACCAGCTTGGGTACTATGTTAAAACGGGCAATGTGGTGAACTTTCAAATTATCCTTGGATGGTCTGCACATACAGGGTCTGGTAATTTTCAACCTATTTCGGGGTTGCCTTATGCTGCGTCAAATGTTGCCAACAAATATGCAACGATGAGCTTTTACACAGATAGTTTGGCAATGACAGCATTGAACACAATTCAAGGATTTATTGGGACGAATCAATCGGCGATTACATTGCGTCAATTACCAACAGGTGGTGGTGCAGCAGCCGCAATTCCGTTGGGCGCAGCGGTAACATTTTTGATGATTACTGGTTCTTACCAAACTAATTAATAAGGTTAAATATGTCTTTGATTAAAGCATCTTATTCAATGATTAGCGGCGCTCCGCTGAACATTTTAGATTTTGGAGCAGATCCTACTGGTGTTGTGGATTCATCTGCGGCAATTCAAGCTACTATCAATGCAGCTTCATCTACTGGCAATGCAAATATTTATGTGCCTCCTGGCACATATACTGTTTCCACAACTCTTACTATGACAGGGTTGCGGGGCATCAACATAAATGGAATTGGTTTTGGTATAGATGCATCAAAATTTGTTCTTGCCACAGGAACAGCAAGTGTTTTAAATTACACCGCTGCTACAGGGTCATTGCTTGCAATTGATTCTTGCGCTGGATTGCAAGTTAACAACCTTGTATTCATGTACACCAACGCATCGTACATTGGTGAATTAGTAACAACAGACAATACTGGCGGTTTAGACACAACCAATTTTGAATTTAATCATTGCGTATTTCAAGGTAAAGACAATACGGTTGATAACGCAGAGCATTTGTTACGCATTAAAAACTCAATTATTGGTGTCATTGCAAATTGCTTATTCAAGCATTCAAGATTTGCAATTGGTCTACGCGCATATGTCAATATTTTAAAAATTGAAAATTGCACATTTTTGCAAATGAAGACCAAAAACATCTACGCATATAATGGTTCTTTGGAAGATATTTCTATATTGGGTTGCACGTTTGAACCAAGAGAATCTGGGCAAGCCCATGCTTTTGAAATATTGACAGGTGAGTCAATTAAAAACTTCACATATGAACGAAATTGGCACGGGGATATAAGTGCGCCTATTGGCTATTGGTTATACATCACAAATTCGCAAGGCGTAACTATTAGTAACAATATTTTTAACACTGCTGGTGGTGGCGTTGCCGATTACGCAATTTACATTGGCAATTGCCAAGCATGGGAAATTTCCGGCAATGTTTTTTTCGACAATGCTGTTAACTTTATAAGTGGCTCTAGTGGTGGCTTAGTTTCTAACAATTATTTTTCCACTGTTTCAACACCATTCCTTGGGCGCAATCTTGTAGCATTATCTTCCACATGGCTTTCAAATTATAATATTGAGCCTTATGGCAGAGCTAAGGCATATTTGTCCGCAAATCAATCAATTGCTCCAGCTACCAATACACCAATTGCTTTAGATGTAAATATCTACAATATTGGCGGCGTACATTCAGCAACAGTAAATAACACACGGTTTACAATTCCATCCGGTAGTGATGGACTTTGGACTTATAAAGCAGCGGTAATGTTTGGTACTGCTGCGACTGCTGGAGCGCAATATATCGTTCAAATTTGGAAAAATGGAGCTTCCGTGGTTGCCCAAACAACCGGGTTACTTTCATCTACTGTTCAAGTCTCACCTAATCTTAGTTGTGATGTTGAAACAGTAACTGGTGATTATTATGAGTTATATGTGCGGCATAGTAACGCCACCAATTTGGACGTAATTGGAGTTGGGGCTTATGCCATTGACACTAATATGTCCGGGTATAAAGTAATTACTGGTGAATAAATTTATAATTTTGTTTTTAATTTTTGATTGGAGATCAAGATGGCTTTAGAAAAAGTTGAAGTTGTTGACCACATTGAGGTGCTCGAATCGGGCGTTGTGCAAGTTCGCACCAAGACCGCTATTCTTGAAGATGGCGTTGAAATTAGCGGAAAATTCCACCGCCACGTTGTTGCCCCCGGCGATGATTACAGCGCCGAGGATGCCCGAGTAAAGGCTATTTGTGCTGCAATGCACACTGCTGAAGTGATTGCGGCTTACAAAGCAACCCAAATTCCAGCATAATGCTGAAAACACCGTATCGGCCAGGTTGACCGAGGAATCTCAGGATTCATTGAAATGACTGAAGAAGTCCAAGCCCTAGCGGAAGTAGACTCCGCGCCAACCACGGATGTGACGGCCACACCTGAAGTTGTTGAAAGTACGCCGGAAGTAGCTGAAACACAGCCTGCCAAGACATTC